TTTTCCACCAAATTTAAATTTCTTTTTACCAGCTCTTTTTGCTGCAGATGCTGCGCCGATGAAATCTGCTACATCATCATCTAAAATTTCTTCTGGAATATCTTTTCTAGACATTGGATTCTCCGATTGTTTTTGTACTATTTATAATTTATTTTCGTTTCTGCCAAAGGTCATTATCTGCCTTTCTTGCACCACCACCAGTAAGAAATGAGTTAACTCTTGCAAAAGCCCATTGTTGTGGTGTTGTGCCTGGGCGATGGCCTGTTTTCCATGCAGCCATTCCTCTATCATATACCTTTTTTAGAATACCATACGAAATACCAGACTTGTCTGCTTTTTTTACCAATCCGTCGATCTTCTTTTCTTCTAAATCAGTTTCTTCTTTATAATTTGCATTGATAGATTTTTTATATAGATTTTCTAAATCTCTACCCTTCATTCCTCTGAACGATTTGGCAATGTCAAATGCATATGACTTCAATGAAGATTTGTTTCCTTTAGATTTGATTACTTTATGAAGAGCATCAAGGGCTGCTTTGTTCATCAGTTCTTGATTGGATGCAAGTGCTTCTGCTACGCTTTCTGGAACGCAATTTGGAACCATCTTGCCGTTCTTCTCTTTCATACCTACCTGTTTATATCCATTCCAGCATCCATCAGCCTCTTTTTTCAGACTTTTACCCTCTGAATCATAGCCTGGCTTTCCTGCCTTTTCTTTTTTAGAAATTGCTATCGCTGCTCTTTGTGCAGCAGAATGGCCAGCGCCTTCCTGTTTGTCTTTCTTTTTGTCATCTTTTGACATAGAACCTTTTTTAACAACGCCAGAATTTTTGATTTTATTAACCAATTTCATGCGGCGCATGTTAGAAATTTCTTCGATATAATCTGGAGACTCTTTTCTCATTCTAGGTTCCTTTCTATTATAGTGCTGAGATACTAAACTCAAGTTTTTTGGATCGTTATTTAATGGATTATTATCTTTATGGTGTACATCTTTGCCATCACCACGTTTTGCCTTACCAGCCTTTTCCATTGCATATCTTGCACGTTTTCTGGCTCGGTTTTTCTCCATTTGTTCTGGTGTTCCATGATATTGCTCACGCTCTTTTTTATAATCTCTTTCTTCGTATTTAATAACTTTATCAGGCGTTTTGAAATTTTTCTTCCGCATAATAGTTTTCATTACAACATCAAATTCATCATTAGTTCTATCATAAGTGATAGCGATAGGAATATTGATATCAGTTTGAATATCTTTCAATACTGCCTCAGCGCCAGCCATGCCCTTGATAGATTTACCCTTTTTAGCGTATACTTTCTTAATAAAATCAGCAAGTTCTTTCATTGTGATGTTTGGATTATTTCTATCATCATCCATTCTATCACCAAAATGTCTTGTAAAATTGAAATCAATATCAAACTTTTTAAATAGTTGATCTACTACTTTCTCAAATGCTTTTATTTGTTTCAATCCAATCAATCCCATTTGATTGCCTTCTTCTATTACTTCTTCTTTCCTAAATAATTTCTGCATAAATGTTTTTTTAGAATTTTTGGATTTCTCAGGGGTTGGGTTGGTTAACGTATACGCCACAAGGCCAGGCTTGGCATTACCATTAACTTCAATATCCCATTTAGATTTTGTTCCCCACATCTTTAAAAATCTTTTATAAAGTCTTGATCTATTACCGTCTTCTTTATTTGCATAGAAAGTTATTTTTCTGGCACTAGTTTTGTCCAATTGCGACCACCATTTTAACATAGCGGCTTGGACTGTTGCAAAAATTCTAAACTCATCACCTTGACCAGTTCGACTCATATTCTTTTTAGATGAACCTCTTGCAAATTCTATCTCATAAATACCGTCAGGATCTTCACTGATATGAATATCTAACGCACTACCATCGTCAAGTTTTGCAATAGCGCTTGAAGGCCCCTTCGGTTTTAAATATTCCCATTTTATGGCGTAAGGTTTATCAAATGCTTCACCATACATCTGTCTGTACTTTTTGGTGTGTTCTGATTCTTTAGTTTTTGCATTTGCATCGCCTGGCGCAGGGCCTGATTTTTTCTTCGAAAAATGTCTTGCTCTCGCTTGTTTTGTTGATTTAGACATTTCATCGCCATCGGCATCTTTTGCGTAGTATTTTTTAGGTTGCGTACCTTTTCTATCTTCGATATCTTTGTCTTGTGCAACTTTTCTTTCTGCAAAAAACTCTTCGTATACTGAATCGTATAATTCGTTATCATCTGCATCGTCAACGTACTCCACAAAATCTGTTTCTAAAAATTCTAATAAGTCTCCATTTACAGAATCTAAAAATGTAGCAAGTTCTTCACTGATATTCATAGACTTCCTCAAAACATCAAATAATTTTTTACCTGTTGTTTTTTCGAATTTCTTAGGCAAACCAGATTTAAATCCGTTGAGTATTTTACCAGTTTTCGGGTCTTTCTCATCTTCATATCTATTTGCAGCTGCTGCTGCTCTCATTTTAGATGCTGACATACCAGAAACACCCTCTGCATCAGGATCTCTTTCACCCGCAGAAACTACTTCAATACCATCTTTAAAATCATAGAAACCATGATTTCCTTTTTTACCATTATATTTGTTAAGTGTAGTTTTAAATTCTGTAACTCTATCTCCACCGACAACCATAATACATCTCTTATAACCCATATCATATAACATAGGAGCAATCAAAAATGCAGTCTTTGCATTTTTATTAGAAATGATATTACGAGAATACTTTGGAAACATCTTTTTCATAAAACCAACCTTAGTTTTATGATCTAAAGGATCCTTTTTGTCATTCTGCGAATGACTAGGAAATACCATAAAGTCGGCACCTTCTTTTTTAGCAACCGATGCAAGTTTTTCTATAAGTTTTTCGTGTCCTGTGGTTGGTGGATTAAACCTACCAAATGTAAAAACTACTGTGTCTTTCATATCTCTGTTCTCGTAATGCTCGTAATACGCTCTATCTGCTGTGTAATAATTGCTTCTCTATTAGGCCAGAAGATGTATTCTTTTTCTTTGTTCTTCATCAAATTATTTAGGAGCGGTAGGATCAAGTCTTCGACCTCTTTAAGTTTAGAATTAACAATCACCTTTTCATTACTATAATACTCTTTCACTGTTTCCACTTCATCCAACATTTCACTTAGCTTATCAACTACATTATCCATTTTATATTCCAATAACTTGAGGCCCTCTCCAGTGCTTTCAAGTTTTTCAGATACTTCTTCGGAAGCCTGAGAAGGAGCAATGCTTCTAAGTTCTTCTTCGTCTACAGCAGTAAACCCAAAATCTATGTCATCAGTCATTTAACTGTCCTTCGTATATCTTTATCAGCAGTTTTCCGCTGTTTTCGTTTTTAATCACTCTATGGTATTTGTGATTATCTATTCTAAACATCATCCCACTCAACAACTCAAAGGGAAATTCATTATCATATTGAAATGCCCAACCATCAGATTCTAACACTTCTACTAATCTGTCTTCTCTATCTCTATGCCAAACTAGTTCTTCATTATCAACATCGTGCGAAAATTCTCTTACAAAATGGTCAGAGTTATTATATTCGGAGTATGGTCTCACCTATCACTAATCCTATCACTCAATTTCTTATCTAATTCTTCAATTTTTCTATCAAGTTCTGCCTGAAGTCTTTCTGCTTCACCCAATAATTGATCTATCGCGGATTCAATGTCATCAATCCATGTTTCATGTTTTGCAAATTCAGTTTCAATCACTCCAAATAATGACAAATAGTGTTCATGATTTTTCGAATCAACATCATTTTGGCTATTATTAGAATCATCCACATACTTTCCCATGTTCGAAAATCTATCATCAATATTACCTGACAACATTTCAAATACTTCGCCAGTTTTATTTTCTAGTTCTACCAATTGCAATTTTAGTTCTGAAACATCTCTCTGTAAATTAAATTGCTTTTCTTGTTCTGTCTTTGCGGTAAGTTCTGCCATCTCAGTTTCAAGTTGCATAATTGTTTGTGCTTGTTGAGCAGTCCACCAAACAAACGCACTCACTTGTAGAACTATTGCAACCACAACACCTATACTAAATTTATTATTCATTTACATCTCCTACCAGAAAAAATTACCGCCACCTGAGAGGCCTAATGCTTTTGCATACTTAGGAAGTCTACATGCCCAATAACCTGCCTTGGTTTTATCATTTTTTTGGTCGCAATTATGTCTCGCCACAAAACTTTTTCTTGCCTGCGGATCATTAATCTTTGCAGTCAACCCTGTAGTATCCCCAAAAGAAACTTTGATGACATTACCTTTGGCATTTTTTACATACACATAATACTTTTTGGAACCACCTCTTTTTGGCTTGTTCAACTCTACATTATCATCTTCTTCGTATAGAGGACAATCTAAAGGAACATGTTCTCCCTCATACATGGCATATTCGCCAATGTCAGTTTCTATGACTTCTAAATCATAATCATCCAATATGATCTGACCATCATAATACATAGTTCTTGCTTTATTGAATGTTTCAAAATAATGCTCAGAACCAACTCTGAATACGTTTTCTAAAAGAGATATCTCATTCTCTACATGATACTGTACCATCTCTTCGATGTTTTGAAATTGTTTAAAACTCTTCATTTCATCAGTCCTTTAATCATCTTTAGTGCCTTTTTGCCATCTGTATGTTTTGGATTAATACTTACTTCATCACCATTCATAAAGTCTGATATACTTGCAGACTTTCCAAGCGCAGTGATTGCTTTATGTAGTGGGTCTTTTGGATCATACTTCGTTTCAAATCCACTCTTACCCCTAAGTTCAACCCATTTTTTGTCGCCCTTATTCCACATCTTCAAAACATCCATGTCTTTGCCACGAATGAGTTTGAGTTTAACACCCTCTTTCAAAAAGAAAGAAAAAGGTTTCATTAGTCAATATCCTCATCATTATCCAAAACCGCATAGTCATAAACAGAATCAATATAATCTTTTGCTTTTGTTACTTTAGAAACAATCCAAGGCTCAATGTCAAATTCATCCATTTGAGGTCTAGCCATCTCTGCTTCCATCGCTTCCATCAATTCATCTATTTTCTTAGACATTATAACCATATCACGCATCATCATCTCAGCGGTTTCAGACACAAAATCTCTCATCTCATTAATGTCTTCATTCTGTCTTTTCAGAACTGCCGAAACTTGTGGATGATCAGATAAACCTTTTTTGATTTTGTCGATTGCTTTAACTGCGCCAGTCATATTACCACCCTTATATCGTGGGTCAGATGCAATACCAATGGCCATTTTAATGTCTTTAGACGAAAACTTTGCTTCATCAAGAATTTCTGTAATATTTCTTTTTGCCTTTTGGCCATCAATCCATTTCTTTGCAGCTTTATTCGTAGGAGTTTTCTTTGCCCATGCAGAGATTGATCTATATGTCGCCATAACATCTCTTTCAAAATCTGCACCATCAGAGTTATCTACAATGAACATCTTTGCTTTAAATGCTCTTTGGAATTTTCCGATATTATCTTGCACACCCTTCCACATTTTTCCAACTTCGGTTGCGCCCAGAGTTCTACTTCTTGCAGCATCTCTTGCAACTGCTGTTTCTAAATTTGTGTTAACAAAAATCATTGCAGTCTCATAACCAAGCTTTTCTAATTGTTTTTTCTGCTTAGAGATCTTATCGTAATCTTTTCCTGTACCATCAACAACCAAACCCAATCTACCTTGCACATAGAGTGATTGTTGTTTAGATGTAACCTTCTTAGATACAACTCTTGCAGCCTGCCCTGCATCTGACCAAATATCATCTGGTTCCATTTTTAAACCTGCCTTTTGCAGGGCTTTTTCAAATGCGGGATCAGAGTTTACAATTCTCATCCCCAAAGAACTAAGTGCAGTTTTACCCACAATAAACGATTTACCAGAACCTGGCCCACCAGCAAGAAAAACTGCCTTAAAAATAGAAGGATCGTTAACTCCCTCTTCCAATTTAATTTTTTCGATGATGTGTTTAATATCCATTTACTTATCCCATGCCTTTGCTGCAGTAAAGTTATTAAAACTGAATTCCATCCTATCAACTAGCTTAACTGCATTAGTTCCAGTATGGTCAATGGCAACATATCCTTCTGGATTTGATACCTTATAACCCTTATCAGTTCTAACAAAAATATCTGTCATTTGTTTTATACTATTTAGTTTATTTACAATTAGAGTTTTTGCAGTAATCAACTCTTCCATGAAATCTACAATAGCATAAACAACAGAGTCTAACTTCATCAATTTCTTGACTAGGTCATCTCTTAGTTCCTCTTTAATTTTTCTAGATTTCTCAGTTTTTAGTTTAGAGATAACCTTTTCGTCGAAAAACTTTTTGACATACATCGAATATCCCAATTGTTTGATATTCTTGGTTGAAATATCTTGCCCTTCTCTGATATATGCATTCAGATAGGTTTTGAAGCTTCCACCAGACAATCCCTTTACAAATGTTTTGTCTTGCATATTAACAAAGGCCTTAAAATCATTGGCCTTAATTTTTTTAAACTTTCTACCAACAGATGATAATGAACTATTTACTGCCTTCAGTTCTGTTGCAGTAAATTTTGCAGAACCAGAAACATCTTTGAATGTTGCATCGTCCATCCAAACGGAAGATGATTTTTTCAGTCCAGAAATATTAGCACCAAATGATGCAGTCATTCCTTGCAAATCTTTACCCTTATATGTTGTATGCCACACAACTCCCAATT